GGCATTGCCCCAAACCTCGGCATCACCACAAACCTTGGCATTGCCCCAAACCTCGGCATCACCACAAACCTCGGCATCACCACAAACCTTGGCATCACCACAAACCTTGGCATTGCCCCAAACCTCGGCATCACCACAAACCTTGGCATTGCCCCAAACCTCGGCATCACCACAAACCCAAGCCTTTCCTTCATGGGAAAGATTTTCTTCTTTCTCGATCCAGCCACCAAGTTCCCCAACTTTGACAAATCCAAATTCGACTGTGGCTTTAATTCTATGTAACGTTGCGGTCCTGTTCCAAAGTTCAACCCGTTTAGTTTCCCCTGTAAATTCATATTTTTTCATTGTCATTTTTCCTCTCTTTCTTTTAACTTAAAACACTCTTCAAATGTCATACTTGTATATTCAAGTATTTTGTATATTTCGGATATGGTAAATTGTTTCTTACCAACTATTTTTTGATATGTGTTTGTCATACTACGCTGTATGATATGCGCTATCTCATCACAGTTACATGAATTATTTTTAATGAATCTTGACAACCCTTCATAATTGCATGATTCTGATAACTTTTTTGGTTTACCCCTCTTATTTGTCAAAGGTTCACTTAACAGCTGATGTACACGCTGACGTGAAATACCAAATTTGTCCCCAATCTCTTGATAAGTGCATCCATCAAGATACATGGGATACGCTTCAACTTTCTGTTCTTTCGTCATACCTACCACCTAATTATTCCATCTGATCCTCAGATCAATATTCAACTGCTCTTTGATTTCTTTAATGTAATCATCCCAGGTTGCCAGATCATCCATGAGATACTCAGCACCTTCTTCCATCTTGGCAATCAAACGTCTGCAACGTTTCTCACCGAAACCAAATTCGTCATGAACGGCAGCAATACATAAGATAGTGAATGTATCAATTGTCATTTCCTTGATTTTCTGTGATGCTTTATCCAAATCCTTAGCTGCCAGAGAAGTATGTATTCCGGTCACACCTCTGAATTTACATTCTCTCTCTAATGCTTCAAGTCCACCTTCCTTTACAATTCTTCTGGCAAGATCAAGACCGTCTTCACGACCTCTTTCATACTCTCTCATTTTGTTCATAAGGCAATCCCCTCAACTTCTGCAAATCTCTTTGCATTGATAAAATAGGACCATCTGTTGTCAGAGGTATGTACTGCATATCCCCAGGGAAAAACACCCTGCTGTAAACCTTTTCTGACCGTGTTATGGTTCATACCCATCAGTTTCGCCGCCTTCGTCACATCAAGTCTCGGGATAACGCCATCCCTGATTTCAAGCTGTGGCATAACCTGAAGTTCCTGATCCATGCCGGTAAAGTAATCAGAAGCCAGACCAAGTGACGTAGCAATGGCACTCTGGACATCTTCTGACGGGATCTGTTTACCTGACAGATACTGGCTCACAGAACCCTTACTTTTCCCGGTCATTGTTACCACCTGCCGCTGGTTCAGGTTCAGTTCCTGCATTGCTTTTTTCAACTTCTCAGCAAATTTCATTACATTTCACCGCCTTCCGGGAAATTATTGTTGTTATACTGTCGCATGATGTGCGTACAAATTTTATTGTCTACCTCACAACCGGGTGTGATGATCCGGTAAGCCTTTTTGCCATTTTTCAGGTCATTGATAAATTTTTGGTATTCTGTCATGGAATCGAACTCTATTACCTGCTCAATCCACGCTGAAATGATTTTTTTCATTGCAATCCTGCTCACTTTCTGCTACTATGTAGCTGAAATAATTTTTTCATTGTCTGTCCCATTGGAACTGGTACTTCCCGTGGGACTTCTTTATGCTGCTTCCATAAGTGGAAGATAACCTTCTTTTTTCAAAGTCTCATACAGGAATAATCTTCCTTTCTGTGTCCATTCGGTACACATCTTTACATCCAACCTTCCGTCACGGTGTCTGTATTCGTATGTAACACTGCGGACATATCCACAAGCCTGATACTTTGCGTACAGTACCCACTGATCACCGACCCTGTACTGTATTCCCAGTTCATAAAGTAACTTATTGAATGCTCTCGCACTCATACCGTAATCCTTTGCAATCTGGGTTGTCTTAACAGATGATGTGCTTTTTAAGATCTGGTTAACATAATCTGCTTTCGGCTGCAACTCAGCAATTAACTTCTGCTGAGTCAGTACCTGTTCAGACAGGAATCTGCGTTTATCACGTTCTTCCTTGTATTTCGTCAAAAGCTCAATCCCAAATTCGGGATTGTTCAGGATCTTATCGGTTACATCTTCAGTAGCATATATCCCATGTTTCCTGATTGCCGGGAGTACCTCACTTGTTACCCAGTGTTTAAATCTTCTTGCAGACGGTAACTTACTACTGAGGATTAAGGAGTAGAGACCGGATTCGTTGATGATGGTAAGCCCTCTGTTACTTTCAAAAGTACCGTTTTGGTAGTTTTGACGATCCTCTTCATCTACATGTCTGTTAATATCTCGACTACCGTTTTGGTACCCGAGATTGTCTGCAACATCTTTACCAACGAACCACGGTTCTCCATCAATCTCTACTGTACGGATGTCACCAAATTCAGGGTTATTGAAAACCTGAATATTATTCATTTACTGACCTTCTTTCTTTTCTGGTTTGTCTTTTTCTTTCTGCTTTACCATTGCTTCACCCATTCCCAACAGATAACCTTTATCAAACTCAGACATCTTAGGTACTGCGGTTGCAATTGTTTCAAGAATCTTCTTTTCTTTTTCTGACATAACTTTTCACTTCCTTTCTCTTGGTTATAGTCTTGCTTCGCTTGAACAATGTAAGTCAACAAGGTACTGTGTCCTCTCGCTTCACCCGATCTTTCCTGCTTTCCTTATTGACTTATGTGACCTGCCATCATCAGCACCGGGTGGTCATTTCCGGTGGACGGTCATTTCTGACCGTTTCGGCTATTTATTTTCTAAAACAATTTCAAGCACATTATTTTCAACCACTCCCATATCAATAACTCTTTTGTCTAAAAGTTCACCTGCTTCATCACAATCCAAAAAGTATTCTGCATAGTGATTTGTGCTGAACTTCATGCCGTACATTTCCATTGTTACTCTAATCATTGTGTTATTGTCGATTGCCATTAAAATATCATTAAACTTCATATCTCTTTTTCCTCTCTTTCTTGATGTGTTGCTGTTTCTCTTTGTTGGTATACCGCAATTATATGTTGGTTAATTTCATTTGTCAATAGTTTTTTTGCAATTTACCAACATTTTGTTATTTACCAACATTTTTATATTGATTTTTTGTTTGTATTGCTGTACAATACAAAATAAGAAAGGAAGTGAACAAAAATTGAATGAAAGATTAAAAAAGTTAAGAAAATCATTAGACTTAACTCAACAAGAATTTGCCGACAAAATAGGAATAGCTAGAGGAAATATTGGCGCTTATGAAGTTGGAAAGAATGCACCCAGTGATGCAGTCATTTCTTTGATATGCAAAACAGACTTCTCAAGAGGTAGGGTCAATGAAAAATGGTTGAGAACTGGTGAAGGTGGGGACGATAACATGTTTATCGAAGCCCCAAGAGATGAGCAGATTTCTAAATTTGTTGGTGAATTGTTAAAAGAGGAAGAAGATTCTTTCAAGAAAAGGTTTATATCAATGCTCGCTGCACTGGATGAATCTGACTGGGAATCTTTAAAAAAGATGGTTGAACTACTGCAAGAAAAAAGGGACTGAATTAATTCAGTCCCAGAATTGCTCTGACATATATGTAGATCAGACGTAACCGTCTATCATCTGCATGATCGAGCATTTCCATTATTTTTCTTTTATAGTCCAATACATCCATCCCCTTTGTGAACCACACGACCCGAAACAGTAGCGATAAATACATTATCGAACATCTGTTTGTTATTGTCAAGTGGTAAATTATGGAAAAAGGTACGATATGAAAGATAAAAAGACTGGGCTTCGTAAAGAGATAATTCTCATAACAAGTATCGCATTACTAATTATCTCCATTACTTCTTCCGGCACTAAACTTTATTTTTCTATTCCATCAGCTCTGGTATGTTTCCTTTGCGAAACATATGGACTTGCTAACAGAACCCAAAACAAACAATACAAATTTATATTTTCTGTTTTTTCTCCGTTCTGTTTCCTGTTCCTACATTTTTGGCTGCTATATTTATGCAAAGACCCTTCTACAATGATGAAAAGAGCACATTCCAGTTATATCATTGCGATTGTAATAATTGCATTACTGGACATATGGTATTCATCATTAATTTCAGAGAAAGTGCAGCCGCCAATTGTTCAACAAATTGATTTTTCTGAAATACCTGCAACTGTTGAAAACATAACATCAGAGGAACCAGTTCAGACAATGAATGAACATATTGAACTATATAATGACAAATTTGATTACATGACTGGCGCTGATTTTGAAGTATATTGTGCTGATCTGCTACGGAAAAATGGCTTTATAGACGTATCTGTGACATCCACAAGTGGCGATTTTGGTGCTGATATTATTGCAACTCAAAACAAAATAAAATATGCCATCCAATGTAAATGTTATTCTTCAGATATCGGCGTAGACGCAGTATATCAGGTTACTGGTGGTATGAAATATTATGATGCTAATGTGGGAGTTGTTCTCACAAACAGATATTTTACACGTCAAGCGAAAGAGTTAGCTTCAAAAATCGGCATTGTGCTGTGGGATAGAGACTTTTTAATCTCTCTGATTGATTCTAAAGCTGATATTGTTTCAGACGCAAGAATACCAAGTCAAGAAGATGGAACTTATGACCGTGATGTACATTTTGAAGAAGCAGGTAAACTTATTATTAAAAAAGAAAATGCGTATGTTGGTTCACTGCAAAGAACATTTAAAATTAGTTTCAACAGAGCAACAAGAATTATGGATCAGCTTTGTGATGCAGGAGTTATAGGGCCTGAGAATGGAACAAAACCAAGAAAAATTCTTATGTCTATGGAAGAATTTGAAGAATATTTGAAAAATCATTAGTTTGTAACCAGTTTTGTAACTCATTGTAACTCATTTGTAACTGTTCCGAAACTGTCAGAAGTCCAGTAAATACAAGGCTTCGGGGCATTTTTGTAACTGTGTAACTCATTTTC